CGAAGGTGTGGATGAAGAAGGTGAAGATTATCCACAGATTGCTAAACCTTACGTTGTGACTATAGAGCAGGGTACAGGCGAGATATTAGCCATACGCCGTAACTGGAACCCTGATGATGAATTAATGCTTAAACGTCAGCATTTTGTGCATTACGTTTATGTACCGGGATTTGGCTTTTACGGGCTTGGTTTGATACACATCATCGGTGGATATGCTAGGGCTGGTACCTCGCTTATACGCCAGTTAGTGGATGCGGGAACCTTATCTAATTTACCGGGAGGCTTGAAATCTCGTGGGTTACGTATAAAAGGTGATGACACCCCCATTAGCCCGGGGGAGTTTCGTGACGTGGATGTGCCTAGCGGTAGCATCCGTGACAACATCATGCCCTTACCCTATAACGAGCCATCGCAGACCCTGCTGGCGTTGTTAAACCGTATCACTGAGGAAGGTCGTCGTCTGGGCGCAATCTCAGACATGAATATCAGTGATATGAGTGCCAACGCGCCAGTGGGGACTACACTCGCTCTACTCGAACGTACTCTTAAACCAATGGCTGCGGTACAAGCGCGTGTCCATTACGCCATGAAGCAGGAGTTTAAATTACTTCGGGCTATCATGGCTGAGTACGCCCCAGAAGAGTATGGATATGTCCCCAACCGAGGTGCCCCTCGTGCCAGACAGATGGACTATGCCGTCTCTGATGTAATCCCTGTAAGTGACCCTAACAATACTACGATGGCGCAACGTGTTGTGCAGTATCAAGCGGTGTTGCAGATGGCACAACAGGCGCCACAGATATATGACCTACCCCAGCTACATCGTCAGATGATAGAGGTGATGGGGATTAAGAACGCGGATAAACTAATCCCACTTGACGATGACATGAAACCGGTAGACCCAGTAAGTGAGAATATGAATTCACTTAACGGTAAGCCTATGAAAGCATTCATATATCAAGACCATCAGGCGCATATCGCTACCCATCAGTCGTTCATGCAAGACCCACAGATAGCGGCAATGATCGGACAGAACCCAGCGGCACAGCAGATCATGGCGTCTCTACAAGCCCATATCGCAGAACACACGGCGTTTGAGTATCGTAGACAGATAGAAGAGAAGCTGGGCGCTCCGCTACCTACACCGAACGAAGAGTTACCAGAAGATATTGAAGTACTTTTGGCTCAGACTATGGCACAAGCTGGAACGCAATTAACTCAGCAGAAACAAGCACAAGCCGCACAGCAGGCTGCACAGCAGGCACAGCAAGACCCTGTTATGCAGATGCAACAGAAAGAACTACAGCTTAAAGAGGCTGAACTACAACGCAAGGCGCAGAAAGACCAAGCTGATGCACAGTTAGCGGCAGCTAAATTGCAGTTGGAAGAACAGAAAGCTAGCAATACCGCTACACTAGAAGCAGGGCGTATAGCTGCACAGACTGAGCAAGCCTCTGCTAAACAAGACTTGGATGAGGCTAAAGCACTATTAGACTTGGCTAAGACTCAAGCTAAGGAGTCTGGGCGTGGGTAACACCGGCTCAACAGCTCTACTAAGGGTCACTTTTGTATGTCAACACCCAAGCAAAAGAAGTGTAAAAGGTGTGGGGAAGTAAAGCTTATAGACAGTTTTGCACCACGAGCTAATATGTGTGCTAGTTGTAAAACCGTGAAGCACCGGAGAACGGTATCAACTGACCATGTGCAGTATTTATACGGACTGTATTCGCAGTGTAAGTATTCGCACACTAATAGGAAACAACCGGGGCACACGGCAGCCGAATTCAAGCTGGAAAAAGAGGACTTGATAGATATATGGGGGAAGCAGAATGGGCGTTGTGCTTTATCTGGTGTAGTCCTCACCCACCACAAGGACGGTAGTGGGCGTAAAGAGTTTAACGCCAGTATTGATAGAATTGTGCCATACGAACCCTATATAAAAGATAACGTACAGCTAGTGGCTTATAGAGTAAACGTGATGAAACACGAGCTTACTGAAGATCTGTTCTACTGGTGGATACGGACACTGTTGGACAACATTAAAGGTGATAACAATGCCTAAAACCGTCTTTGACGTGCTAAAAGATAAAATGCAAGAGTCTGTAGATTCTTGTCAAGAATCCGTTGTAGCTGGGTCGCCGAAAGATTACGCCCAGTACCGCGAGATTTGCGGGGTGATACGAGGTCTAACCACCGCAATACGAGAAATAGAAGACCTCTCGCGTAACTATATGGAAGATGAAGATGACTGAACTTACTGCACTAGAGCAGAAGCGCAAGCAAAAGATAGAGGACGACAAGACACAGGAAGTGGTCTTAAACGAGCAAATACCAAAACCTGTCGGGTATAGGATTCTGATAGCTCTACCGAGTATTGATGAAACCTACGGCGAAAGCGGGCTTTTGAAGTCAGAACAGACCATGAGGGATGAGTATATCTTGTCTATGATTGGTGTGGTACTAGACGTGGGGGATCAAGCGTATGCAGATACAGAGCGTTTCCCAACTGGCCCGTGGTGCAAACAGGGCGATTACGTGATGTTCCGTGCCAATAGTGGTACGCGATTTAAGGTCGGCAGACAGGAATACCGTTTAATAAACGATGATTCTATAGAAGCCGTTGTTAATGATCCGAGTAAAATTACTCGTGCGTGAGGTATAAATTATGGCTATGCAACCAGTAGAGTATGAATTCC